GTTCCTGATGGAAGGTGATGGTGATGACCTGAAGTGGGCAGCACTCAAGCCTCAACGTTTCAGCCCAGACAATTTCTTTGTAGGTGATCTTGAAGTTGAGAAAGCAATCACAACTGAGAACCCATACGAGTATGTACCCACAGGACACACTGGCCTAGACGATAAGCTACGTGGCCTAGTGAAGGGTGGCCTGACATTCATCAAGGCACTACGTGGACAAGGTAAGACTGAGTTAGTCAGATACTTTGAGGTTGCCCTACTGAAGCAACAGACACGAGTGGCTCTACTCCACATGGAAGAGATGAAGTCCACCACCTATCGTGCTATGGCAACCTACGAGTTGGGCTGGAATGTCCGTACCAAAGAGGATGCCATTGCCACAGGGTTTACTGAAGAGCAGGTCATTACTGCAGCCCAGAAGATGGCAGGTGGTGAGAGCACTATCATCTTTGAGATGCAATCACATGATGATCCTATGCAGTTGTTGGAGTATGTACGTCTAGCCTCCACCGTTTATGGTGCTGAGTACATCTTCATTGATCACGTCCAACGTCTGGCCTACCTGTCTAACTCAGGGGTTGATGCAGCCACCAGTACACTAACCACACTTGGCTCTCGTATGGCACAGCTTGCTAAGGAGTTGAACATTGGTGTTGTCTTTATCTCTCAGGTAAATGAGGACGGACGTACCAAGTATGCAGCTTCACTTGAGGAAGAGGCAATCATCTGTATCAAACTGCAACGTGATACTGAATCAGATGATGAGGTAGAACGTAACACAACACACTTCATCGTTGACAAGAACAGACCCTTTGCTAAGTTAGGCAATGCAGGTTCGGTATACTACGATCCTGAGACAACTATCTTGGAGGAGGTTGTATATAACGTATGAAGATAGTCATCTCTGACATAGAAACCAATGGTCTTGAGGGCAGTGATAAGCTGTGGCTTTGTGGTGGTAAGGATCTTACTACTGGAGAGATACACAAGTTTGAGAACTGCCACGAAGATCCAGTAGCTAAGGCTGCAGCCATTGAATGGTATGAATCGGCTGACGTTATTGTTGGGCACAACTTCATACAGTTTGATGCCCCTATGTTGAACAGGCTACTGAAGCCTAGGTTGATTGATCCAAAGAAAATCATAGACACCTTGGTCATCAGTCGCCTTGTTGACTACGACATTGACACACCCAAGGGTGCACAGTTTCCTCATAGCCTACAGGCTTGGGGTATCCGACTAGGTAAACATAAAGGAGACTTCCATGAATTTGATAAGTTCAGTGATGAAATGGTTGAATACTGGTATGGAGACATCGAGGTTACTCATGATCTTTACAAACATTTCTCTTCTATTATTTGGGATAATGATTGGAAACTTTCTCTGAGAACTGAGCACGATGTGCAGATAGAATTGGTACGGACACAGTACTATGGTTTCTACTTTGATAAACCAAAGGCTGAGTTCTTACTCAACTCCGTACAAGAGAGAATGAAAGTTCTTGAAGAGCAGTTTCAGATTGACTTCCCTCCCAAGATGCAAGAGGTCAACCGTCTGAAGTACCGACTAAAGAAAGATGGTACTGAGATGGCTACAGTAACCAAGGCCAAGGACAGATATGCTCTGACTACTATTGATGGAGATGATCTAGTCTGTCACGATTGGATCTCTTTCAATCCAGGATCTTCCAAGGATCGTATTGATGTACTGTGGGAAGCAGGATGGAAGCCTGTTGATAAGACAAAGACAGCTATTAATTTCTCTCGTAAGAAGGTAGGCGATCCGTATGGTAAGTCTGTTGAGGCTATGGATCAGGAGTTCTACGATCAGAAGAAAGAATATCTTGGTCACTACGGATTCACTGTGTCTGAGGATAACCTTAGCACACTACCTGAGGATGCCCCTACAGGAGCCAAAGCTCTAGCACAGTGGCTCACCCTAGAAGGTAGACGTTCCTCTCTTGTGGAGTGGATAGGACAAGTCAAAGAGGACAATCGTATCCACGGTAGGATTCAAAGCATTGGAGCATGGACAGGACGTTGTGCTCACAAAGATCCTAACACAGCAAACATATCTTCACCCTTCCATGACGAAGTAAAGACAGCAGTAGACGAGGTAAAGAAACAATATGATATACACTTACGTGCTTGTTGGACTGTTCCTTCTGGGTCTTGGTTGGTTGGGACTGATGCTGATGGCATCCAGCTTCGTGTACTAGCCGACTACCTTTGGAGACACTTTGATGCTGATCAGTATGCTCAAGCTATCATGGTGGGTAAGAAGGAAGACGAGACAGATATCCATAACCTAAACAAGAAAGCTTTGGATGTACCCAACGGTACAAGAGACATGGCTAAGACATTCATCTATGCATGGCTGCTAGGAGCAGGTGTAGCAAAGACAGGTCAGATCCTTCGGGTCAACATGAAGGAAGCACAGGATGCACGTACTCGTTTTGAAATGAGTATTGATGGACTGTACAACCTGAAGAACAGATTGATACCATACGTGGCAGAGCAAGGTTATTTCACAGGATATGATGGACGTAAGGTCAAAGTACCCAGTGCACATAAAGCTTTAGCAGGTATACTGCAGAACGGTGAGGCTTGCCTAATGAAACACACCCTCCTACGGTGGCATGACGTAGCACGTAAGGAAGGGATCAAGTTCAAGATGGTAGGTTTCATTCATGATGAATACCAAGTAGAGGTGATCGGCACAGAGGGAGAAGCTAGACACCTAGGTAAGCTGCAGGAGCAGTGTATGCTTGAAGCAGGTCAGGAACTAGGATTCAAGATCCCAACACCTGGTTCATCAGACGTAGGAAAAAATTGGGCAGAGACCCATTGACAACTTGACGATTAACAATTAGATACTAAGTACTAAAAAAAGGAGGGCAACATGCCATCAACACAACACGAGATTAAAGGTAGAATTGATTGGGCCAGAGTGTTTGAGTTCAATCGTGATCGTGCACAATTCCATCAAGAGACTGATGGTATGTACAAAGTCACAGTTTCTACTGACGAGAAAACTATGAAGGAGCTGCAGAAGGCAGGTCTTGGTAAAAAGTTTAAAGAGACTGATCATGGGTGGAGTGTTACCCTCAGTCGTCCTCATAAAGGTCAGCACGAATGGCAAGGTGGTATGCCTATCGTAGCTGACATCACTGGTAAAGCCTGGAACCCAGAAGAGAAGGGTCTCATCGGCAACGGCAGTGAAGGTATTGTAAAGTTTGAACTTTATGATGGCAAGAATGGTAAAGGTTCTCGCCTATTAGGACTTCAAGTCCTAGAGCATGTGGTCTATGAATCAGAAGGTGGTCCCTCCCAACCACGATCAATGTTCACAGACCATTCCCAAGGATCTGGCTCTACCACCTCCTCCCAGCAAGAAGAGCCAGATTCTATCCCCTTCTAGGTTTCCCTGTTCCTTCCCCTAGAAGCTTGCCCTCACCCTTCGGGGTGGGGGTTCATTAAAAAGGAAAAGATATGCCAAAGATAGACACCCTCATTAAAGATATGGAAGACACCATCCTTGGTCTCAACGGATGGGATCACTTGATTAGCCTGAAGATGGGTGACCGTATTGGCAAGGCAGCTTCATCAAGATTCAAAGCACCACAGAAACCAAGAGGTTATCTGTCGTTCTCTTCTATTGGTAGCCCTTGCTCTCGTAAACTTTGGTACAAGATAAACGAACCTGCTACAGCAAAGCCTCTTGCTCCATCGGATTTGCTGAAGTTCTTTTACGGTGATATGATTGAAGAGTTAGTCCTAGCTATCGTTCAAGCATCGGGCCACACTGTAACAGGACAGCAGGATCGTATGAGGATCAATGACTTAGCTGGACACAGAGATGCAGTCATTGATGGTATGACAGTGGATGTCAAATCTGCATCACCATACTCGTTCAAGAAGTTTGCTGAAGGTAACCTGAGGGAAGAAGATCCTTTCGGGTACATCAGTCAGCTTAGTTCCTACGTGTATGCAGCTAAGGATGACCCACTGGTAACTGACAAAACACATGGAGCTTTCCTTGTTGTTGATAAAGTCAATGGCTCACTTTGCCTTGATGTCTACGACTTTACTCCTGAGTTAGAGCAGAAGGAGAAAGAGGTAGAGCAAGTCAAGGGTATGGTTGCAGGAGAGATACCTGATCGTGGCTTTGATCCTGTTCCTCAGTCCAAGACAAGCCCTAATAAAAAACTACATCCTTCTTGTGGGTTCTGTGAGTTCAGTAAGAAGTGTTGGCCTGAGGCCAGACGATTTGTTTATGGTAACGGTGACGTTCTTCTTGTTGATGTTGTTAAAAAGCCTAATGTTCCTGAGGATTTAACCTACAATGAACAGAAAGAAGTTTAGTGCAGCTGCACTCAAGGCAGGATACCGATCAGGGTTTGAAGACGATGTAGCAAAAGAGCTACGGTCTAAAGGAATTAAGTTCACCTACGAGAAAGAAAAGATCAAGTGGGTTGACTTGAAAGTCAGAACGTATACACCTGACTTCGTTTTGTCCAATGGTATTATTATAGAAACCAAGGGACGATTTGTAGCAACAGACAGACGAAAACACAGAGAGATCAAGAAGCAATTTCCTGATCTGGATATTCGTTTTGTTTTTCAAAACAGTAGAGCCAAGCTTTATAAAGGTGCCAAGTCATCTTACGGTGACTGGTGTAATAAGTACGGCTTTCAGTATGCAGATAAATCAATCCCAGATGATTGGTTGAAAGAATAATTGTTGACGATATTAGTTAAGGCTATATAACTTGGAGGTTCCTGTGTTGTTTGAGGTGACAATGCTAATCGAGCTAGATCCTGATGCAAATTTTATTGCTTCAGATAGTGTGGAAAAAAGTCTTGAAGAAGTTCTTCAGGATACAATATATGATATTGATGATGTAGAAATTATGGAGATAGAGGTGAAAGAGAAATGATCAGTGAAAAAGATCTTGATGCAATGGGATACTTTGAAGCATTCCAAACAGCAGAGGATGTGAAAGCATCCGACTACTCACAGTGGGTAGAGAATAAGATCCTGACGGAGGGTCAGGAAAGACTTGTTGAGAATACACTTGGTCTTGTTGGTGAGGCAGGTGAGGTGGCTGAAAAGATTAAGAAGCTTATCAGAGACAGCAATAGATTTGCTAACAACGAGATTATGAAAGAGCTAGGTGATGTAGTATTCTACGCCACAGCACTAGCCAACATCTACGGCAAGGGGTTGAACGAGGTTCTCTAACTAAACATTGCCAAACTAGACGACAGACAGAAACGTGGAAAACTAAAAGGATCAGGAGACAACAGATGAAAGATGTTCACGAAGAAGTATACGGCCCAACACTAGCAATCTCAGAAGAAATCCATGCTATGAAGTATCGTAGCAAGGGTGAAACATTTCGTGAGGCAATGACTCGTGTTGCTGAAGCACTGAAGGATGATGAAGGACACT